TTATGACAAAAACAAAATATATTTCAATGATTTGCGCCCAGATGGAGGCGCTGAATATCTATGACAAATCATATGATAGCGTTATTGAATCCTTAGCTGCAATTCTGGAGCAGCGAGATAAAACATATTCAGAATTTAAGAAAGATGGAAAGCGTTCTGTCATATCATACACAAACAAAGGAGGCTCTACCAACCTGACGAAAAATCCCCTGCTTGTTATGTGGGACGAACAAAACAAAACTGCGCTTGCGTACTGGCGCGAATTGGGATTAACTCCAAGTTCGTATAAGAAACTTACAGGAGAAGGGCCGAAAAAAGAAGAGAAAAAGAAAGGACTGGCGGCGGCGCTTGCATCCATCGAAAGCTAAGAACTGGAAAGCTGTCTTAAAGTACGCAGAGAATATAAGAGACGGTAAGAAAGTAGCTTGTCCGGAGTTAAAGCAAGCCGTTGATAGATTCTTTTCCGATATGAATAACGAAAATTACTGGATGGATTATAAAGACCCGGAATTTTGCATCCAGATCATCGAAAAGACGCTTTGTAATATGCAGGGAGAAAAAATCGACGGAACCCCGCTTAGGGGAAAGCCTTTCGAATTGCAGGATTATCATATGTTCTGCATTTATAATCTTGTAGGATTCAAGCTGAAAGGAACAAACAATATCAGATTCCACGAGGCGTTGATTTACATACCGCGAAAAAACGTAAAGACGACGTTCGCCGCTGCCCTTGCATGGTCCTTGTCTTTACTTTATCGAAAAAGCGGGGCAAAGACCTATATTGCGTCAGCGGCTCTTATGCAATCACTGGAAAGCTTCAACTTTCTAAAATATAACATTCGTCTGATGGGGGAAGATCAAAAAGACGGCGGGTCTGTAAAAGTCATAGACAACAACAATGAACATTCAATGGAATCATCTTTGCCGGATGGTTCTTTTTTTATTCGCGCCCTTGCGGCAAATCCAGACGCGCAGGACTCCCTCAACTGTAATATTGCAATTGTTGACGAACTGCACGCATTAAAAAAGCCGAAGCAGTACAATCTATTCAAGGAAGCACAGAAGGCATATACGAACAAAATGATTATTGGAATCTCAACCGCCGGTGATGATGAGCAACTATTTCTTGGACAGAGGTTAAAGTATTGTCGCAAGGTTCTGGATGGGACCGTGGAAGATGATCAGTACTTTATTTTTATGTGCTGTGCTCCAGAAGGGATAAAGGACGGGACTGTGGATTTTACAGATCCAAAAATTCATGAAATGGCGAATCCCGGGTATGGAGTAACAATCCGACCGGAAGAAATCATGAACGACGCTTTACAGGCGCAGAATGATCCGCAGCAGAGAAAGGACTTTTTTGCGAAGTCGCTGAATGTCTACACTAATGCACTGAAAGCCTATTTTGATATTGATGAGTTTCGGAAAAGTGACGGGAAGTATGACTGGACAATGGAACAACTTGCGAATCTTCCGATCGACTGGTATGGCGGAGCAGACCTGTCAAAGCTGCATGACTTAACTGCGGCGGCTCTGTTTGGAACATATAAGGACGTTGATATTATAATCACACATGCATTTTTCCCGGTTGTGGCGGCGCACATCAAGGCAGATGAGGATAATATCCCGTTGTTCGGCTGGGCGGACGATGGATTTCTGACGATGTGCAACAGTCCGACCGTCAATCATTCCGATGTGGTTAACTGGTTTGTCAATATGCGAAAAAAAGGATTTAAAATCAAGCAGATTGGGCACGACAGGAAATTCTGCCGGGAATATTTTATAGGAATGAAACAGGCAGGATTTAAGATTATCGATCAGCCGCAATATTATTATAAAAAATCAGAAGGTTTTCGGCACATTGAGAAAAGCGCAAAGGATGGGAATCTTTACTACCTTCATTCGGAAGCATACGAATATTGCGTTGAAAATGTAAGAGCCGTTGAAAAGACAGATGATATGATACAGTACGAGAAAGTACAACCGGAGCATCGAATTGATTTATTTGACGCTTCGGTTTTTGCTTGCGTAAGATATCTGGAAAATATGGAACGAAGCAAGAAAGGAAGAGCATGGTGGGGAAATGAGTAAAAAGAAAAAGATGAAGACTAGGGCAGAACCAAAGACAGAAACAAAGACGGTGTCGTGGCTGTGTAGCGATGATGCTTTTGACACTTTGACTTGTCGTGGATATACAAGTCTGTCACAGAATCCAGAGATTGTTACGGCAGTGGATACAATCGCAAAGTTGATCGGGAGCATGACGATTCATTTAATGGAGAACTCAGAGGATGGAGACGTTCGGGTAAAAAATGAACTCAGCAGGAAGATTGATATTGAGCCGAACAGCAATATGACGCGCTCAACCTTCATCCAGTGGATTGTAAGAACTCTTTATCTGGGTGGTTCCGGAAATGCTGTAGTTTACCCTAAATTCAGGCAGGGATTTTTAAGAGATCTCAGACCTGTCCCTCCTTCAATGGTATCGCTGATTCCAGAAGGTATCTGGAATTACAAAATTGGAATTAACGGAGAAATGTATGACCCGGATGACGTGCTTCATTTTGTGCTGAATCCGGGCGAATTGTATCCGTGGATTGGAACGGGATTTCAGGTCACTTTGAAAGACGTGGCAAACAATCTCAAACAAGCAGCGGCGACAGAAAAGGGATTCATGGAATCCAAATGGAAGCCGTCCATTATCGTGAAAGTTGATGCTTTAACCGAAGAATTTTCCAACCCGGAGGGAAGAAAAAAGCTTCTCACGGATTATATTGACACGGGAGATGCGGGAGAGCCGTGGTTGATTCCGGCGGAGCAGTTCGAAGTGGAACAGATTAAACCTCTGTCCCTGTCGGATCTTGCTCTTTCTGACATGGTGGAATTAAATAAAAAAACTGTGGCATCCGTTCTCCGAATTCCTCCTTTTGTACTGGGTGTGGGTGAATTTAAAAGAGAGGCGTGGAATAATTTTATAAGTTCTACGATTATGCCAATCGCGCAGGTGATTGAGCAGGAGCTTACAAAAAAACTTTTGTATTCTCCGAACCTCTTTTTTAAATTTAATCCACGCTCACTTTACAACTATGAGCTTAGGGATATGGCAGCAATCGCAGATGATCAATACGTAAGAGGAATCATGACACGAGATGAGGTGAGGGACTGGATTGGACTTCCGCCCGCTGCCAATAAAGATGATCTAATCATCTTAGAAAATTTCATTCCTGCAGGGATGATAGGAGATCAAAAAAAATTAAATGGAAATCAGGGTGAGTAACATGAGTAGAGCTAAAGACATATCAGGAGAAAGATTTGGAAAATGGACTGTTTTGAGCCGTGCTGGAAGCAACAAGGACGGAAGGGCTATGTGGTTATGTGAATGCGATTGTGGAACGGTTAGAACGGTTGTTGGGAAAACATTAATAGCCGGGACGTCCCAATGTTGTGGGTGTACAAGAAAAGAAAATGCCGCCAGAGCATCGAGCAACACGAACAGAAAGCACGGAATGAGAAATACAAGACTGTATGTTATATGGAGAAGTATGAAAGGAAGAATAAAATATCCATCAACAAATAGTTATGAGCGATATGGAGGCAGAGGAATAAGAGTGTGCGAAGAATGGGAAAATGATTTTTCAAAATTCTCCGATTGGGCTTTGTCTCATGGATATTCTGAAGATCTCACACTGGACAGGATTGATCCTGACGGAGATTATGAACCGTCTAACTGTAGATGGGCAACGTGGAGTGAACAAGCGAGAAATAGAAGCAAAAGAAGGGGGTGAAGAATAATGGAGCAGCGGGTTTTAAAAATGAAAGATGTCAAAGTTCGGGAAGAGGGTAGCATCCGATACCTAGACGGATACTTTGCCATTTTTGGACAATCCTATAATGTCTTTGATGGATGGGTTGAGACGATTGCGCCGGGAGCCTTTGCGAGGACACTTGCCGGTGGCGGAGACGTAAAAGCTCTTTGGAATCACGACAGCAATATTGTTCTTGGTTCCACGTCGAATCAGACTTTAACACTGTCTGAGGACGATGTGGGCTTAAAAGGGAGCATACAAATTAATGAAAACGATCAGGAAGCACTCAACGCATATGCACGGGTATCCCGCGGAGATGTAGATGGGTGCTCTTTTGGTTTTGAGATTAAAGACATGGAAGAGTGGTGGGATGAAGATGGAATTTATCATACAAGAATCACAGAGGTAGATCCCTTGTATGAAGTATCTCCCTGTACGTTTCCCGCCTATACATCAACAAGCATATCGGCGAGAAATAAAGAGCATTTAACCGCCGCGAGAGAACGGCTCGAAGCGGCAACGGAAGAAAGAAGAAAAAAATGGCGTGAAGAGATGAGGGCACGTCTGAAAGGAGAATAAACATGGCTTTAAAGGCAATTATGCTGAGAAATCGAATTGATAAAAAAATGAGTGAGCTGGAGGAACTCAGAAAAAAAGACGAGGAATTTCTTAACCGGGAAGCAGAACTGGAGGCGGCAATCAATGAAGCTGTCACGGAAGAAGAGCAGCAGGTTGTAAGCGAACAGGTAGATGCTTTCGATGCAGAAAAAACAGAGCATGAAGAAGCAAAGACCCGGCTACAGGGAGAGGTTGATGATCTGGAAGCGCAACTTGCGGAAACAGAAAAAGAACCGCCTGCTGAACCCGTCAGAGAAATGAAAGCAAAGAAAGAAGAAAGGAATGAAATGATGGTAAATAAAGAAATCAGAAGCCTGCCGATGAACGTAAGAGCGTTTGACTCTCTGCCGATGGACACCAGAAGGCAGATCGTAGAACGGGAAGATGTAAAAGAATTTTTGGAAAGAATGCGGAGCATGAAAGGAAACACTCGTGCTATTCAGGGCGGAGAATTGGAAATCCCGGTTGTATTTTTGGAACTGATTTCTGAAAATATGTATCGCTACTCCAAGCTTTTAAATCGTGTGCGCGTGAGAAACGTTCCGGGCGAAGCAAGACAGACTATTGCTGGAACCGTGCCGGAGGCGGTATGGACAGAGATGTGCGGCGCGATTAATGAACTCACGTTCGTGTTCAACCAGATCACGCTTGATGGCTACAAGGTTGCAGGATACGTTCCGGTTTGCAACTCTTTACTTGAAGACACAGTAAGCAATCTGGATTTAGCATCGTGGATTGTGGAGATGCTGTCCGAATCGATCGGTCTGGCAGAAGATAAAGCAATCCTCTACGGTAAAGGCTCTGCCTCTCACATGCCGCTTGGTATCGTTACCAGGCTGGCACAGGATTCGCAGCCTGATGGGTACCCGGCAAACGCTCCTGCATGGGTAGATTACAGTGATACCAACATCATCAAAATCAACGGAACATCTTTAACTGGCGCGGAGTTTTGGGCGCAGCTTGCTATGGCGGCGGGGAATACGTTTACCCGCTACAATCGAGGTGAGCAGTTCTGGGCAATGAATTCCAAGACTTATGCGACATTGAAATCGAAGCTGATTACTTTCACGGCGACGGGAGATATTGTTGCAAATCTGTTCGGCACCCTTCCGGTGATCAATGGAAATATCGACATTCTGGAATTTATTCCGGACGGGGATATTATCGGCGGATACGGAGATTTATATCTGTGGGCAGACAGAAGAGCAATGGCGATTGATTCCTCTGAACATGTGCAGTTTATTCAGGATAATACCGTATTCCGCGGAAAGGCAAGGGCGGACGGTGCGCCGATCATTCCGGGCGCGTTTGTTGCAATTAACATCAACAACGTAAATGTTACGACCGCAATGGACTTTGCGGCGGATACAGCCAACGATGCGGATCTTCAGGACCTTGCAGTTGGAACAGAAACGCTTTCTCCGGGAACCTTCGATCCGGCTGTAACAACATACACCCTTGCCGCTGCGGCGAATGCAAGCGATAAAATCGAGGTAACACCGGCGCAGGCGGGAGCAGAAGTGGCAATTTCTTACGGCGGCAAGAACGTGAGAAATGGTGGAACAGTAACGTGGAAGGCAGACGGAAAAGCCTATCCGCTGACAGTAACCGTCAAAAACGGGAATGCCGTGAAAGTCTACACGGTAAACGTAACAAAAGCATCTGACTGATAGGTGATGAGATGAATGCAGAAGAAAAGTTAATCGTGCTGAAGCAGGATTTACAACTTTTAACCGCATCGAACGATGAATATCTCGGCACGCTTTTAGACCTTTCTGCGCAGGCGATTCAGACGGAAGGAATCCGGCTGATTGAAAATGATTTGGAATGTGATATGGCGGTGATTCAGTACGCCGCCTATCTTTTCCGAAAACGTGCTGCGCCGGATACGACTATGCCGCGTTTTTTGAGATGGCAACTTAATAATCTGCTTATGAGCCAGAAAGGAGCGGTCAATGACGTTTGATGATGGAGTTCTTGATATTTGTGCGGTCAAAAATCTAGCAGAACCAGGGGAGCGTCCGGTTGTTGGTCTGGTAGAAAAAGAAAGTTTTTTTTATGGGTTCGACAATCTTGGAATCAATCGGTACTATACGGCGATGCAAAACAATCAGCAGATTGAATGTGTGGTAAACATTCCAGGGTGGAACGACATTGAAGCAACGGATGTCTGTGTTCTGGAAAGCGGAAAGCAGTACCAGATTGCGATGATACAGCTGATGCGTGATGAAAACGGAATCAGAATCACGAAGCTGTCACTGGAAAGGATCAATGAAGAGTATGTTTTCGAAGATCAGAAAGATTGAAGAAATTTTATTGACGGTAACGGACAGCGTTTTCCATTATGAAGCGATGGACAAACCGGATCAGTATATCGTTTATGCGGAAGACAGTGAGGGAAGTTCCGTTGAGGGCGACGATCAAAAAATCAATCAGTCCATACAGGGAACGATTGATTATTTCACAAAAAAAGACTGGGACGAAAACGTGAACAAGATACAGGGAGTTTTAAAAGATAACTGTATCTCTTTTTATCTGAATTCTGTTCAATTTGAAGAAGAAACCGGATATCAACATTATGAATGGGTTTGGGAGGTTGGATGATGGCGAAAATAGACTATAAAGGCATTGACGATTATGCGAATGCCCTGGGGAAGCTTTGGAAAGAGTCGGAAGAGATTATTACACGGGCAGTCTACGAGGGCGCCGGAGTGGTAGCAGATGAAATCAAAGCGGGGTTAAAAAAGCTTCCGATCGACGATCGACAGGGAACGTCAGAGGATAAATTAAAAGGAGTTACGCGGAAACAAAAATCAGACCTAATTGACGCTTTTGGAATTGCTCCGATCGAAAATGATGGGGATTCTATTAACACTCGTTTAGGCTTTGACGGATACGGAAGTACTCCAACCTCAAAGTATCCAAGCGGCGTGCCGAACGCAATGTTGATGCGGTCGGTTGAAAGTGGAAATTCTTTCCGAAAAAAAACACCTGTTGTCCGTCCGGCGGTGACAAGGGCGAGAAAAAAAGCGGAAGAAAAAATGGGAGATACGTTAGACAGAGAAATCAAAGAAAGGATGGGATAATATGGCGATTAAAGGTTTGACGAATCCGTTGTTTGCGGATTATTTATATAACGGAAATACGGTGACCTATCAGAACGGATTTATTTGCGGCTCTGCAATTGAATACAGCGCAGAAGTGGAAACCTCAGATGATAATCCGTTGTATGGAGATGATCGGATTATTGAAAATGATTACGGGACTTTCAGCACAGGCACGCTTACACTGAATACATCTGACATGGATCAGCAGACCTCAAAAGCGCTTCTTGGACTGAAAGACAAGACTGTAATGATTGGAAGTGCTCAGGTTACCGAACTGGTGTACGACGATGAAGCAAAAGCGACACCAAAGGGATTTGGGATTATTGAAACGCACCAGATCAACGACGTGGATAAATACAGGGCGTTGATTCTCTGCAAAATCACACCACGACCAATCTCTGAGGCAGCAACGACAAAAGGTGAGACAATTGAGTGGCAGACGAAGGAACTGGAATGCGGAATTTCACGTTCAGATGAGGAATCGGCGGATTATAAGCATCCGTGGAAGCGGGAAGCGTGGTTCGATACACATTCCGACGCGCTTGAATATTTAAAGACAGTGCTGAACGTAATGACAATGATTCAGCTTTCCTCCGCAGAAGGTACACTGGAAGGTGAAACGGTTATTACCATTCAGAATCCGGTTGCCGGAGCAAGCTATAAATATAGCACAACCGGGCCAGCTCCAACATATAAGCAAGAACTTGTATCATGGACAGAATTCACGTCCGGTGAAGAAATCGAAGCCACGAACGGAAGCACACTCTATGTGGCGCAGGTAGACAAAGAAGACAAAGCGATTGGAATCGGTACGGTTACGGTTGTGGCGAAAGCAGGTGCCTAATGGACAGATGTGTATATGTCACGATAGGCGGAAAAGAATACCCAATGTGTTTTTCTCTTGGCTCTGCGAAGAAAATCGGAGAAAAATTCGGAGGGTTTAAAAAAATGCAGTCTTTAATGTCGGATAAAACGGACGATCTAAAAAAGCTGAACGCTTTTTTTGATATCTTAGAGATTCTGATCGCGCAGGGATGCGCATACAAAAACGCATTTGAGAGCAATCTGCCGCATCCGGAAAATGCGCCGGTCGAAGACGGAAAATATATTCCAGTCTCAAAAGAGATGATGGAGCTTATTGTTACACCTGACGAAGCGCAGGATTTTGCGGAAAAAATAAAAATGTGCATGGAAAACGGGAGCAAAAAGACGGTTGCTCTAAAAATTGACGCAAAAAACGGGTAAGCCACTCAGTCGATTCGATTGAGTGGCTAAATGTTTGTGGTAGAAAAATGAACATTCCGTATCAGGAATATTCGGCTATGCCTATCGGCGAATTGTCCGATCTGTATGATTTCTTTTTAGCTTCCGACGGAACTGGAAAGCTTGTTGAAAAGAAAGACTATAACTTTTTTCCGGAGGTGAGATAATGGCTTACGATATTGGCCCTAGAATAAGCATCAAAGGCGAAAAAGAATTTAATAATCAGATGAACTCGATTAATCAGCAGCTGAAAGAACTTGGCTCTGAGATGAAAGCGGTCACAACAGAGTTTTCGGAAAATGCGGATTCGCAGCAGGCATTGATCTCTAAAAGCAGACTTTTGAATCAGCAGCTTGATGCACAGAAGCAAAAATACGATTTGCTTGACACAGCGATTTCACAGCATAGTCAGACGCTTGAAGGCTTGAAAGCGGATTATCAGAGAATTTCGCAGGAAAGCGGAACAACATCTTCAGAAGCGATTAAGTTAGAAAATGCAATCAGGAGAGAAGAAGGAACGATCTCGAAGCTTCGCACGTCACTAAATGAGACGCAGGCTTATATGAATAAATTAGGCACAGAGATCGGACAGACAGATACAAAGCTTTCTGAGATAGAAGCAGGCACACGAGACGCTGCTACCGGTATATCGAAGCTGGGAGATGAGGCGAAGGAAGCGGACAACGATCTTGAAGGACTTGGAAATGCTGCGAAATCGGTGGCGTTTTCAGAACTTGCTGAAGGATTAAGCGGTGCCGCGGAATCTATGAGCGCCTTTGCAGAAGAATCAAAAGAGACGCTCACAATTATGGGGCAGCTTGATACAGCGTCAAAAAATGCGGGATACACAACAGAGCAAACAAAGCAGACATTTAATCAGCTAAATGGAGTTCTTGGAGATACGCAGACAGCGGCAACGACGACCTCAAACCTTCAGGCACTTGGATTAGAGCAATCGAAACTTACAAGATTAACAGAAGGTGCGATAGGGGCTTGGACAAAATACGGAGATTCCATCCCGATTGATAGCCTTGCAGAAGCGATCAACGAAACGGCACAGACAGGGACCGTTACAGGAACCTTTGCGGACGTTCTGAACTGGGCAGGAACGAGCGAAGATGCATTTAATCAGAAGCTACAGTCAACAACGAGCGTTTCTGAACGTGCAAACATGATTATGCAAGAGCTTGCGAAGCAAGGATTGATGGAAAGCGCAAAGGGATTTCGAGAAAATAACTCAGAATTGATTGCGTATAATGAGGCAAGCGGGAAGTTCGATCAGGCAATGTCTAATCTGGCTACAATCATAATGCCCGCATTAAGTGCAGTTATGGAAGTCGTTGCAGCAGTACTGCAAAAGGTTGTCGGATTTTTTCAGTCGCTACCCGGTCCAGTACAGCAAGCTGTAACGGTGTTTGGTGCGATTGTAGGTATTGCGGCAGTATTAGCGCCAATCATCCTGACAGTAGCAAGCGCGGTATCTCTTTTAAATGTATCGCTTTTGCCTATTGTAGGAGTTGTGGCAGCGGTAGCGGCGGCTATTGCTATCGTTGTCGCGGTTATAAAAAATTGGGGAACAATTGTTGATTGGTTTAAAAAATTATGGGATACAGCGTGGAACGGAATTAAAAGCGTTTTTGGTACAGTGGTAAATGGGATTAAGTCTGGATTCAATTCTTTTGCGGGATTTATTAAAGGAATATGGAATGGGATCAAAGAAGGATTTCAGAGCTTGGTAAGCGGGATCAAAGGAATTGTTGGAAGAATAGGAGGGGTCATTAAAGATGGATTTAAAACGGCTATAAATTTCATTACATCACTTCCTGGGAAAGCTTTGCAGTGGGGAAAAGACTTTGTGCAAGGAATTATCAATGGAATCAAATCTATGATTAACAGCGTCGGGGATGCGGCGAAAAGTATTGCTGATAAGATTGCGAACTTTTTACATTTTTCCAGACCGGACGAAGGCCCGCTTCATGAATACGAAAGGTGGATGCCCGATTTTATGACAGGTCTTGCAAATGGAATGTATGAAAACATCAAAAAGGTACAAAATGCTGCGGCTGCTGTAGCGACAACGATCGATTCTACGTTCACAAATGATGTGAATGGAATTATTAAAGGTGCCAGTGTTTCAAACACTTCCACAATGGTGATTGATGGAGACACGATCATGCTGGATGGCAAAGCGATTGGGAAATCTGCGACAAAATACATCACAACAACACAGGCAGCCTCTATGGCATCGAAAGGCAGGCGGGTCTAATGTATGATATTTCATTTAATGAAGTAAGAGCGTCCTCAATTGGCATCCTGCCAGTCAGACGACCAAGCGTTCCGGCACCAGAACCAAGGTTTGAAGAGATTACGATACCGGGAAGAGACGGATCGCTCATTTCGTTTGATGGCGTGAACGGTGAAATTATATACAATTCAATCACAATCAGTGTGGAGTTTAATTTCTGGGCAAAGCCGTACCGGTGGGCAGAAGTGTTCCGGGCAGCGAAAAAATGGATAAAAGGAAGTGGAAACCTGATTTTGGGTGACGACACTTCCTTTTTTTACAAAGTTTTATCCTGCAAAATTTCTGATTCAGAGCGTACATCACTTCGGATAGGCACATTTACCGCTGAATTTCTATGTGAGCCTTATCTGTATGTAAAAGATGGACAGCGGGAAATGAGCATTGCAGATGTGCTGTATAACCCTTACGCACTTTCGAAACCTACCTACATGATCACAGGCGAGGGAATGTGTACTCTGACGGTAAACGGCAAAACAATGACGGCAAATGTCGGGCAGAATCTTACGATTAACACAGACTTGATGCTGGCCTATCGGCAAGACGGAACGATGATGAATACCGCCATAACAGGAGATTATGAGGATTTATGGTTGAATTCGGGTGAAAATTCGATCTCGATTACAAACGGATTTTCTCTTTCAATCATACCAAATTGGAGGTGCTTATGATACAAATTTACGGTCCGAACAATACGGACTTTGACAAAAACGGGGACATGGTGTTGATGCCGACCATTTGCACAATTAGTGCAGAACTTAATGGAGCGTGGACAATCGAGCTTGAGCATCCGCTCGATGAAGATGAGCGGTGGAAATGGATCGAGGAAACAGCTGTGATAAAAGTGCCATCGTTTCTTACAGAAGAGCAGCTTTTTCGATTAAAGAGCGTAGAAAAAAGCGATGCCGGAATATCCGCGTCCGGGGAGCCAATCTTTATGGACGCAATGGACGATTGCTTTTTGACGGACATAAGGCCGACGAATAAGACCGGGCAGGAAGCGCTTGATTTAATGACCGCTCCGAACAGTAAATATACAGGGATTTCAAATATCAGCAGAGCGGCTACAGCTTATTATGAGTACAAAAATCTGATAGAAGCGATCAACAGCGATGACGAAAACTCTTTCATCAACCGCTGGGGAGGAGAGATTTTATTTGATAATTACACAGTAACAATCAATGACCGTGTAGGCGGAGACTATGGCGTGGAGCTGCGGTACGGAAAGAACATTCCGCAGGACGGGCTAAAAGAAACGGTCGACACAAACGAGATTGTCACTCGAATCTATCCGCAGGCGTATAACGGCAGAAAACCGTCAGGAGCGTTAGGCAGGAATATATATGTTGATTCTCCTATAATTAACAGTTACCCAACTATACATTCTGCAACCATCACATTCGATAATGTAAAGTTTTATCTAGATGCAAGTGAAGATGAGATGAAAGGGATTGCTGATAATGGCGTGTACGTTTGTTATAATCAGGCACAATTAGATGCCAGACTTGAATTTGAGTGCGAACGAGAATTTGAAAAAGGACAAATAGATCGTCCATCATTAAACATCGAGGCCAACATGATTTTGTTGAAAAACACAGAACAGTACAAGGACTATGCCGTTCTGGAAGATGTAAGCCTCGGAGATACGATACATTGCAGACATAGCAGGCTAGGAATCACAACTGATGCGAGAGTGATCAAGTTGGAATATGACAGTATCTTAAAAAAAGCGACCGCGGTAGAACTAGGGGATGTCTCTTATAATTACTTCAATAATGTGTCCTCTGCGGTGGATCGTGTAGAGTCGGCAATTCGGCCAGACGGCACACTGATTGCGCAGAAGATTCAGGGGGTTGTTGATGGGATGAAAGCGAGTCTGAGAGTACAGAAATCCATCGCAGAAAAGCAGGATGTGAGGGCGGTCCTTTTTGAAGATTTAGATCCGGATTCTCCAACCTATGGGGCGATGTGCCTTGGAACACAAGGTTTTCAGATTGCAAATGAACGCACATCGGACGATAGGGATTGGGACTGGCGAACATTCGGAACTGCAACCGGGTTCTCAGCGGACTTAATTACAGCCGGAACGCTTGCAGCAATCAATATCCTTGGCTCTGTGATTACAGGTGGAACCATTTCTGGAACGACTATCACAGGAAGCACGATTCGAGGAAACACCATCTCAGGCGGAACCATTTCTGGAACGACGATAAACGGAGGAACGCTGACAAGCGAAAGCGCGAATGGAAAGCTTAAAATTACAATCAGTAACGGAAAAATTTTAATTGACAACAATGGGGATGCAAATACACTCAATGAGATACAGCTCACATATGAAGGCGGGAATACGGTGCGGCTTTCTTCAACCGGATTAAGAATGCAGGATAACAGCGGCGATCAAACGACAGTGATTTACCCGGGAAGAATCTATTTGAACGGCAAAAGCATAACGTAGGAGAAAAGGATGGAACGAATTTATAAGAAGATAAACGTAACAAAAAAAGACCTTCTTTGCCGAGTTAACTATGTACAAGGAAGTAATGTAATACCGATTGATTTTGAAATTCTTGATTTTACAGTCCCCTCCGGAGCGGTGACGAACATCTACATCAAAAAGCCATCCGGGGCACAGATATACAACTCCTGCACAATTTCCGGACAGGTCATAACGGTACAGCCGACCACACAAATGTTTGCGGAAGCAGGAAATCAGTTCGGGCAGCTTCAGATTTTGCAGTCTGAAAAGATTCTTGCAAGCTATTTGATTTTGTTTGAGGTTGAGCGAAGTGTGATTGATGATGCGGCGATTGAGTCAACCAATGAATTTACTGCTCTTCAGGAAATCATGGAAAAGGCCCCAGAGGTAATTGCGGCAGCCGAAGAAGCGGCAGAGAACGCGCAAGCGATTTATGAAACGGTAAAAGAAAAGCTTGAAAATGGGGAATTGAACGGCCCGCAGGGTCCACAGGGGATTCAGGGACCTCCGGGTCAGGACGGGGCACAAGGCCCACAAGGTCCAAAAGGCGATACTGGTCCACAAGGTCCACAAGGTATACAAGGTCCAAAAGGAGATAAGGGAGATAAAGGAGATCCTGGCGAAAGCGGTGTAACCGTTCCGGTTGGCGGATTTTTTTCGATGGCAGTCGATCCGGATGGAAATTTGTATGTTTATTACTCCGACGATGCAGAAGCACCGCCGTTTCACTATGATCCAGAAACGGGAAATTTATATTATGATACAGAGGAGGGAGTATAATGGCGGAATTATTGATAGGAAATGTAAAAGGGCCAAAAGGAGATACCGGTCCACAAGGCCCACAAGGTGAGCAGGGACCTACAGGAGCCACAGGAGCCACAGGACCGCAAGGGCCACAAGGGGAAATAGGGCCGCAAGGAGAACCAGGTCCACAGGGGCCGCAGGGGCCGCAGGGGCCGCAGGGAGAACCTGGATCGATTGCAGATGCGTCAACGGCAGAAATTACGTTTACCGAAGCTGCATCGGTCGCAAACATCACAAGCGGATCAACCCTTGCAGTTCTATTCGGACAGATTCTGAAAAACCAAAACGACTTTCTTGACGCCGACACAATCCAGGCTGCAGAAGACGCCGGAATTTTGTCGGGGGGGGGATTGACATTACTTAACAGCATTTTGCAACTTTGCCTTGAAAATGTGATTCTGGAAGAGTATGACAACGACATTTGGCATGTTAAAAAATATGTAAACGGCGATATTGAAATATGCGGGACATACATCACGCAAAATCAATATCCGATCACAACTCCCTACGGTCAGATTTATCGATACGGAAGTGACTTTGGGATCAGTTTACCAGAACAGCTGATTAATCCACAAGACAGTCAAGCCTATGTATCAATTATGTCAAACGGAACGGATTTCGCTGGGAAAGTCAGATTGGAAAATTTAGAACAGTATAGCAATGTAAAATTTGCATGGTTAAATCCAACCTCATATACAGCGACTGTAGGAGCAAGAATTCAATACATTGTAAAAGGCAAATGGAAATAAAGACACCTCTCCTGCCCGGAGGGGTGGGAAAGGAAAGAGAATGATAGAACAATTAAATCAGATCCTTCAGGGATTAATTGATCGGTATAGCAAATGCGGGACGGTCTATGACGGAACCGTGTTAACGAATACGGTTCCTGCAAAGACATCAACGAGAATTCGGCAATTAACATTACCGGCGGGGACGTATGTGATTACAGCATCGACTGGATATAGCAGAGATATTAGTTCCGCAATGACAATTTGTACAATCTACCTAGAAGGGGATGGATCATTATGTGCAGCTAGAGGAACAATGGCAGGCGGCGGAGGTGATTGTGTAACGACAATTCAGGCATTTGATGAGGAAGTTACATTATCGCAAATGGCATATCAAGGGAGCACGGAAACGGTAACGGCATCAGTGACAGAATTTACAGCAGTCAGAATCAAATAGACCGCAGAGGCGGAGAAAGGAAAATAAAAAAAGAAACCATGATGATGGCAAACTATGTGCCGCTGATCAGCGTGCTGATTGCGCTGGCGGGAGTGATCGTATCGGTTTATTACTCAAACCAAAACGCGAAAAATCGGGACGTTGATGCGGTGAAAAAGGAAGTTGCACGAGATACGGAAATCTCGGTCAAGCTGGACAGCATTATGCGGGCAACAACCGCAACGGATAGAAAGATTGAGAAATTGGAGAGCAAACTCGACGCGATGAAGCAGGACAACGTAGCGATGTCGCACGATTTTGAAGCTCTAGAGACCAGGGTTAATAAAATCGAAAACAGGCTTGAACTGTTGCACAAAGAACACAGAGAGCGCACAGCGAAGTGTGAAGCGCTGGAATAGGAGGTAATAATGGCATACACAACACAAGTGGTTCCAGTCAGCTATAAGCAGACAGACCGGAGATGGGCGAACAAGGCTTACAGGAATAAAGGAGAGAACAGTACAATCGGGGGTTCTGGCTGCGGGCCGACCTGCGCGGCGATGCTAGTCGCGACATTCGTGGACAAGAGCGAAACCCCCGTGAAGGCGTGCAACTGGGCACAGAATCACGGATATAAAGCAACAGGCTCTGGTACTTATTACACATTTTTTAAAGCGTATTTTGCCGCACATAGAATGGACTGCAAGCAAGTAAACAGCAGCAGCGTTTATCACAAGCGAAATACAGCCGCGGATAAGGCGGCGAAAGCAGCACTGAAGAAAGGGCAGTATGTAATCGCCTGCATGGGTCCGGGGGACTGGACAAGAGGTGGACACTTTATCCTGCTGAGGAAGTTGAAGAACGGAGTACTCTATATCCATGATCCGGCTTCATCTGCAAAGAGCAGGCAGCGGACTACATTCAATAAGATGCAGTACCAGGCAAAATATTACTGGATCGTTGAGCCGGGAAAAATCGCATACTTCAAAGCGAACAATGCACCGATTCGCTATTCGGAAAGCAAGAAGAGTAAGATTGTTGCCCGCGGTAAAAAGAACCAGAAAGTTTATATCAACAAAGAGGTCAAAAGCTGGAACCGGATCGGATATCACAGGTGGGTTCATAACGTCAGATTAAAGAAATCAAAATAGAAAGGTAGGTACATATAATGGATACAAATAAATTTTTGAAAACCTGCAAAGAAAAAGTGGCAGAGTACTTTAACGAACACAAAGACAAGACAGATGTCGTTGAAACAATGAATGCGGAAGATGTATATGTTGTTTGGTACTGTAAAACCTTGCAAAACGCCAAGGCGTTATTGAGTACGCCCGTACCTGACGGAATGTATTACGAATGCACTTTCAATGGAGATAAAAATGAACTGTATTTGGACGCCTACAAAAAGTGGGAAAACGTTAAGATTGAACTGTAAAGGAAAGGTAGGTAAAAGATATGACAATGTGGTGGAAAAAAGCAGGAATCAGAGCGGTTAAAACAGTAGCGCAGGCGGCGATTGCGATGATCGGAACGGCTGCAGCTTTGCAGGAAGTAGATTGGAAGATGGTGGGCGGAGCTGCAGTATTGGCAGGGATTCTTTCCCTGCTGACTTCTCTTGCCGGTCTGCCGGAACTGGATACTGAGCCAGCTGGAGAATCTCTAGAAACAACAGAGGATGACATGCTCGATGAAGAAGATGCCGACGCTCTGATTGCTTCCGATGAGGCAGAAGGGCAAGCACTGAAAGCAGCAGGAAAACAGAGAGCAGAAGGAATGCCTGAATAGTTATTCGCCCCGGGAGACCGGGGCTTTTGTGTTTTTGTCAATTTATAAAGAAACCGCAGGCTCAAAAGTATAAGACCTGCGGTTTTTCGTTTTCTATATACATAACCGAACACTCACGGTTGAGCGGCTGGTCGATGTTGAAAAACTCAACCTCAATGTCTCCGGACGAAAACACTATCGAGTTGTCTTCCGTCTGGTAAACATCGTCCCAGGCGTAAGAATCGAGGATTTCTGGAAGCAGGTCGTGTTTCAGACTGGAGCCTGCAACCGTCTCCTTTAACCTTTCAATGTCAAACAGTGTAAAAATATTTTTCATAAGTACCTCCATATCTATAAACAATTGATAGCTTCCTTCATACCGTTGGCGGCGCCCCGAAATTGTTCAGCCGGTTCCGGTCGCTGCTGTCGAACTCTACGCCCCGGCAGCCGGGCAGTTATATTTAAAAGCAGGCGGATTTTGGAATCCAAACGTTCTTTGTCCATTTGCTGTCCTTTCCGGTCACCAAATTCCCAACCTTCATTTCTACGAAGAAGGCTTTCTCTGTCTCTTTGATAATGTCTTTTGTCTCAAAGGTTGTATTGATAACCCAATCTCCCTTGCATCTCTCTTCTACCACTTTATTCCAAAACCAGTCCTTAATTGTATACCCGTGACGAACTCTATGGGATACTTCCAGCTTGGCGCAGAACCAAGCATATCTGAGACATTCTCCAAAGCTTTCATTGTACCCTTCTCTGAATTTTCTCCAAGCCATTTTCATGATTTTGCTTAAATTGTATTTTTTCATTTTCGTTTCCGTCCTTTCCTTACCTTGTGACTATATTATAATCTAAAAAAAGATTAAAGTCAAGCGTTTTATAATCTTTTTTTAAATTATTTTTTTGTTGACTTTTGAATATAAGTAGATTACTATTTATATAGGAGG